TGAAGGACCAAAGGATAATGAGACAAAATATGGCGCGTTTACTAAAGCGAATTACCTACCTTGGTGCGGCAGTTTTGTTATGTGGTGTGCTAATCAGGTTGGTCTTAAGATCCCAAATGTCGTAAGCACACACCTTGGTGCTGAGAAGTTTAAAGGTACCGGTTCCTGGAGCAACGCTGTTACTGCCAAGCCAAAGCCTGGGGACATAGTCTTCTTTGATTTTGCAGAGGGCGGTAACCCAATAGATCACGTAGGTATTGTGGTCAAAGATAACCAAGATGGAACAGTTACCACTATTGAAGGTAATACATCTGGCAACAAGAAGAAGTCTTCATCAGAGCGCAATGGTGGAGAAGTAGTACAGAAAGTTCGTGCGTACTTGACTAGCAACAAAAAGAAGTTGCCAGTATTTATCGTTGGCTTCGGGTCACCGAAGTTCAAAGACTAGGAGAACAAATGAAGTTCAATAACAAAGTACTAGATATGTGGGCAAAATGGTTCGTTGGTAACGCACTGACAGCAGTAGTAGTTATCGGCAAGTCCCCACTAGATTTTGCAGCAGCAGATTGGAAGCACGCAGCTAATGCAATTTGGTTAGCAGTAGTACCAGTAGTAATTGCTTGGGCCAATCCTAAGCACGAATTGACTATGACTAAAGCTAAGTAAAGTTTGACTGCAAGGCATACGGCCCTCACTCCTTCGGGAGTGGGGGCCTGTTTTTTGTTGCCTAAATTTTGTCTACTGAACAGGGAACGATGACAAGATTGCCACAGGAAACACAAGTAGCATCAAGGAAATACCAGACTAGTTCGTAGTCTTCAAAGGAGCACATAACGTTAAAGACTTGTGAGCCACAGGTACAGACGTGGATGGGTCCTAAACCCCGCAGATCGGCCCCGTAAGGCTCTTTAATGCCATCGTAGGGCTTGCGCCTGCGGTTCATTCTTGGCAGGGTGAGTAGACGGAGTACCATATTGCTCGGCACGGCTCCCTCCTGCGGGTCGGTCGCCTCTCGGCTAAAGCCTCGGCCCCGTAAGGGGCCACTGTAAATTCGCTATCGCTCATATTGTAATCGGCGAGCCTAGTATGTGTCTTACGACACGCCGTAGTAGACTAGTAACTATGACAACATTGGTAGGGATCTCTAGTAACGACTTCGTCGTAATGGCAGCTGACTCGCAAATTACTGATGGCGATCAACGTATCATCTCGGTCGAAACTCCTAAGATAATCTGGGTAGGTAAATACCTATTAGGTCTAACCGGTGATTCACGTCCTGGCGATATCCTTGCGTACTCGTGGAAGCCACCGCTATATCGTGGTGAAGATCCTGTGCGTTTTATGGGTGGGAAACTATTGCCTAGTATGTCAGCTGCGTTCAAAGAAAATAATTATGAACCAGACCAGAAGGAAATGAACTTTGCTTTCTTGTTGTCTTTTGATGCCAACTTATTCTCAGTAGGCGGGGACTTGTCCTTTAATACTAGTGAGCGTGGTCTGTTTGCATCAGGCTCAGGTGGTAACTATGCGCTGGGGTTTTTGTACGGATTAGAAAGCAAAATGTACAGAACACCAGAGATGGCAAAGATAGCGGCAGAAAAGGCAGTAAAGATCGCGTCGGTTCTTGACATCAATACCAGTCCACCCATACAGTTAGAGATCCAAGAGAGGAGTTGAAATGTTAATAGGAATTGCTATTGGTTTTGTAATTGGTTTCATAGCAGCTTATGGTTTTGATACCTGGTTGCAATGGAAGGATGACCGCAAGTGGCAATAGAAGATCCAAAGGAATTACTGCTGCACGTACTGCATAACAAAGATGCAAGTCGTGACCGCAGTATGCAGACCGAGGTTGGTCCATCAGAGATTGGTAGTTGCAAGCGCAAGGTCTGGTACAGATTAAATGCACAACCACATACCAATGAGAACCAATCAAAGCTGGCTGCCATTATGGGTACTGCTATTCACGCTGCAATTGAAGAGGCTATTGGTCACATAGATCCAGAAGGCAAAGAGTATTTAGTTGAAACCTCTGTTGCTTATGGTGATATGAAAGCACACGTAGATTTATTTATACCTAGCACCGGTGCTGTCATTGACTGGAAGACCAGCAAGATAAAGAACCTGAGTTACTTCCCATCCAAGCAACAGCGTTGGCAGGTACAGGTTTATGGATACTTACTATCAAAGAATGGATACAATGTTAAAACGGTTAACCTTGTTGCTATTGCTCGTGATGGTGCTGAGAAAGATGTCAAGGTACATACAGAACCTTATGATGAAAGCATCGCTTTAGAAGCACTTGAGTGGTTAGCAAATGTCAAGGCAAGTCAAACTTTGCCAGAGCCTGAGAAAGACCAATCATTTTGTAAAGACTACTGCCAATACTATGATGAGTCTGAGACTATGGGATGTGGTGGCTTAAAAAAAGAACGTATCGTCCTTAGTGAAATAGTTATTGAGGACGAAGCAGTTGACAAGAACGCACTGCTGTATCTACAGTTGGACAGCAAGATCAAAGAGCTAGAAAAAGAAAAAGATTCCTTGAAGGCATCCTTCGAGGGTACTACTGGAGTAACACCTAGTGGTGTAGAAATCAGCTGGTCTACTGTTAAAGGTAGAGAAACAGTTGATGCAAAGGAAGTTGAGAAACTTCTAGGGTTTGTACCGAAGGTTGTCGGTAACGAATCTGTACGACTTAACATCAAAACTATCGGAGGAAAGTAAATGGCTGCAAACGAAAACACAAAGTTCCAAGTGAACTTTAAGACAGGCGATGGATCGCTCATCAACTTGTACGCAACAGATATCAAAGACTTGGAAACAGGTCTAACAGATCTATCAATGGTTGCATCACTTATCAAATCAACATCAGCAGAACTAGGTTCAGTACCAGTACGCACGGTTGAGCAGATTGCAAAGCAGTTTGAAAACCCACCAGTTGTTGCACCACCTATAACTAACTATGTTGAAGCACCAGGGTCTAAGTCTTGTAAGCACGGACCAATGGCATTTAAGTCAGGAACATCAGCTAAGGGTCCTTGGCAGGGTTATATGTGTAACTCTCCAAAGGGTTCACCAGATAAGTGCGAGACTATCTGGGTTCGTTAACCTGTGCGAGGGCCTTGGAACTTCGAGGATCCACGCTGTAGAGGTATAGATACAGAACTATTTTACCCACCAGAGGCAGAGAAACCACCAGAGATTGATTTACTTCTATCTATTTGTGGTAACTGCAGACACCAAACAGAGTGTGCTGAGTGGGGAATTAAAAACGAACGCTTTGGTATCTGGGGTGGATTAACCCACGGCAAGAGAGCAAGGATTCGTACACTAAGAGGTATCACTATTCCATTTGGGGAGTTTAATGCTTAGCTTACAGCGTGCGTGGGGAACAGTCCTCACCAAAGCAACTCCCCTGCCGGATGTGTGGAAAGATCTTGTACCTAAACAGATTAAGTTTCGACGAGGGCAAGTGTGTATGGTAGCTGCTGCTCCCAACGTAGGTAAGTCTATGTTTGCTTTGGTCTACAGCATCAGAGCAAAAGTACCTACCTTGTTCTTCTCAGCAGATACTGACACAGCAACAGTAATGTTGCGATCTGCTGCACATACATCTGGTCACAACCAGGTAACAGTTGAACAGAACCTATCTGGTAACTCCCATTACTATGACAAACACTTTGAGAAGTTAAGTCATATCAAGTGGGTCTTTGACTCTAGTCCGTCACTCGATGATATCGAGTTAGAGATCAAGGCATACGTTGAACTCTATGGCATTGCTCCAGAACTAATTGTCATAGATAACTTAATGAACGTAGCAGCAGAAACAGATAATGAATGGGCAGGCTTGCGTGCGATTATGATGGAGCTTCACGATATGGCACGCAAGACCGAAGCCTGTGTACTGGTACTGCACCACGTCTCTGAACAGTCTGAGTATGGTTCACCTACTAGACCACCAGCAAGACGTGCTATCCACGGTAAGGTCAGTCAGTTGCCAGCGTTAATCCTAACGCTAGGCTTTGACCCAGCCAGTGGTGATCTCAACATAGCAGCGGTGAAGAACCGCTTTGGTAAGCACACAGCAGATGCTTCTGATTATGTAACTTTGGTAGCCAACTATGCTGCCTGTCAGATCTCTGACAAAGATGCGTATGGCACAATGTTAGGTAAAGATGTACGCAATGGATATGATGGTAGTTATACGCCAATTGATGAGTGGCAGAAAGCGATAGGTCAATGAGTAACACAGAGATCCAGTATGTTAAGAAGCGCATCAAACAATTAGAAGCTGATATGGCTAACCTAGTAATGGCGTTGATTGAACTGAAAGTATTTAAGATTAAGATTGATAAAGACGGCAAAGCCATCTATGACACGGGCAAAGATGAGCAGTCCGAAGTACAATAAAGCCAAAGGGGCAGCCTTTGAGATAGATGTAATGAAATGGTTTCGTAGTCTTGGTGTGCTAGCTGAACGACTTAGGCTGGCAGGCAAAGATGACGAAGGAGATTTAGTATGTGTTGTCTCCGGAAAGACATACATACTAGAACTCAAGAACACGGCAACCCTTTCCTTGCCGGAGTTCTGGAGGCAAGCAGAAGTTGAGGCGCTTAACTACGCGAAGGCAAGAGGTATTGGGGAAGTACCACTGCATTACGTTGTAGTTAAGCGTCGCAACGCTGGCATAGAAAAGTCTTGGGTCATTGAATCACTTGACCAATGGTTGAAAGGTAAACAATGACTACGCTAGGAAAGAAAAAAACCGAAGCTGAAAAGGTAGATATCTTTTGGTCTAAAGTTGATAAGCAAAATGATTGCTGGCTTTGGACTGGCGGTGTATCTAAATCAGGCTACGGTAACTATAGAAACACTGGGGCGCATCGGTATTCCTATCAGATTACTTTTGGTGAAATACCACAAGGGATGGTAGTTATGCACAAGTGCGACGTAAAAGTGTGCGTAAACCCAAACCATTTATCTGTTGGAACTCATAAAGATAATTCAAAAGATATGGTTGCTAAGAATAGGCACAAGGATTGGCGTGGCGAAAGACACGGTAATTGCAAGTTGAAAGAACAAGATGTCCTTTATATCAGGGAGCACTACAAACCAGGTATTAACGGAGCACGTCCAAGTAATGTTCCAGAACTTGCACAACAATTTAATATATCAGCAGGATCAATAAGACAAATCGTTCGCTTTGAACGATGGAAATGGCTAAAGGAGAAGCAATGAACGAAGGAACTTATACTTATAGTGAACCACCGCACTATTCAAAGGCTTGCAATTGTGGCGTTAGGATTATAGGTAGTTCAGAAAAAGGTTTACAATCTTTAATCAAACGACATATAGAAAAAGGATCTATCCATTTAGAGTGGTTAAAGGAAAAACAATGACACCAGTACCAGAAGGAATTATCAGCACATCAACAGGTCCAGCAGAAGCGGTACAAGAAGTTGTACCAGTAGCAGAAGCAATTGAAATCATCAAAGAAGAAGATGCAGAGTTGCTTGAAAGATTAAAAGAAGCAGACGCAGAAGAAGCGGTAGAAGAATATGATTTGCCAGAACTGTCATAAGGCAGGAGAAGAGAACGGCCTTACCCATTACAGGCGTTCAGCTCAGTGGCACGATAAGTGCGATGATAAGGGGTGCGTATGCCAGCACAAAACTGGTCCAGGGTTCGTAAAGCGGGCAGATTCAAAGGTGCCGTTGATGCAAACTCAATCCCCATAGGACCAATCGTTGCCAACTATGGCGGTGAAGTAAGAGAAGGTAAGTCCTGTTCAGTGCGATGCGTACTGCACAGTGATTCCCGCAGGAGTGCGGTCATAAATACTGTAGATAATTTATACTTCTGTCACACCTGCGGTAAGGGCGGTAACGCTGCTAACTTGGTGTGCATACTAGAGAATATGGAGTTTAACGATGGCCTCAAGCGTGCAGTCGAAATCGCTACTGGAAGCGGCGCAACGATACGCTCAGGAAATAACTCCAGAAGTTCTAGTCGCGTTAGACGAACGTGGGATCTCTGAACGTGTAGCTGCACGCTACCAGTTAGGTACCGTTGTTGACCCTGCTAACGGTCACGAGATGCACGAAGGATGGATCTCTATTCCCTACATTACTGCCAGTGGTAGTTGCGTAGGCTTTAAGTTT